TTTGAAGAATGACAAACCAAGCGACACTAAAGAAGAACCACTAATGGTAATAAAAGATGAAACTACCATTAAAAGGATTTATTCAGGTGGTGGATTTACAATGGAATTTTTAAGAAAAAAGCAAAGGCAAATAAATAATAAAAAAAAATTGTTTGCAATCTAGTCTAGATAGTTTACAACATTAAGTACGTTCAATTTTAATTTAACTGAAAGGAAATAAAATGAACTATATTGTAAATGACTTCAATCATGAAGTAAAAACTCATAAAGATTTTAGAGATGTAAGTTTTTATGAAGATAATTCCAAAATAACTAAAGTTGATCTTCAGGCATTAATTCCTGTAGGCGTTAAATCTCATCCAATGGATGCAGAAGTTTTGGATACTCAAAAGCTTGATGGCTATTTTGGTTTGTACAATTCTAGTCTAGATAAGTTATTAAAAACTCGCCCTGTTTCTAGTACTTATCAATTAGTAGCTCATCATGAATTATTTAATGAACAAGCTAAAATACTTTCTCAATCTGATTTGCCACTAGATAATATAACCGTAAAAGATCAGCTTTATAAAGATGGTTTGCAAGCTCATAGAACAATATTTTTTCATGATCTAGAAACTACCGTATCCAATAATAAAGATAAGGTTTTATCTAGAATTGATATATTTAATAGTTGTGATATGTCGTGGAGCTTTCAAGTTTTCTCAGGTGCTTATCGTGATCTATGTAGAAATACTTTAGTCTTTGGTGGTCAAAAAGCGTATCATCAACAAGCTAAACATACACGTAATTTATCTACTACTGCTCTAATGACTAAGGCAAGTATTGGTTTGGAATTTTGGAATAACCAAAAAGAAACAATGTTAAATTGGCGTGCTAAAGATTTGTCGCCTGAACAGTTTGGGAATATTCTTAAACAAACTATCTGTAAAAAGAAAAGTAAATCAGCAGAATTAAATTTAACTAATCCTGTTAACGAAACTAAGATGAATTATTTACTTGATAGGTTTGAAAAAGAAACACCTGATCTAGGTAAAACTATGTGGGCAGGCTATAATGCTTTAACGCATTGGGCAACGCATACTGATGAAACTATCGAAAAGGAAATCGATAATAAATTAGTTAAGATAAGATCAGGTAAATCTACTGCTGATGTTCCAAGCGTTCAACGAACACGTAATGACGAAGTAAGACAAGTTATTGAGTGTGAAAGTTGGAAAGAGTTAGAGATCGCTTAATGAATGATGGTTTAGAACTCGCTTATGTCGTTTACAGAACAGTTGTTGTTATACTGTTCTGTTTAATTATTTACGCAATTATTCAATGGTAAATGAAAGGAAAACCTATGGAAGATAACCATATAGATAAATCTAAAATACATGTTTGTGTTATTTGTGCTGAAACTATTAAACCTAAGTTTTTGGGTTTGGATAAAGACGGCAACAAACATTATTGGTATGACGGTAATAATGCGTTGCCTGTTGCTGATGGCAAGTGTTGTGACGGTTGTAACAAAAGTGTTGTTATACCTGAACGAATGACACAAATATTGATGTCAAGACTTAACGTGGGTATTGACGATAATTTTAATAAACTGTTATAGAAAGGAAAAGTTTAATGAATAGTTTAAATATAGATAATCAAATAGACGCAATAAAAGAAGTGTCAAGTAACGCATTGACTAAACACGGTTTTAGCCGTAGTCGTCAAAGGCTTTTTGACTTGTCAAAAGAACTTGATCAATCATGGCAAAATTACAAGGCAATTGTCGACAAAAACGCTTTACCTGAGTTTGTCGTATTTACGCTTAGTCAATCAACAAATGGATTAAAATTAAAATCTATTTCTAGACGTTCTTCAATTCCTGTTTCTGAATTGGCTTTAATACTTTCAAGATTAATTATAACAAGTAAAATATCTTGGAATAAAGAAACAAAATTGTATAAAAAAAAATAACTTGCATTAAATAAAAATATCATTTTATAATCAGGCTAGGTTAGAAATTAATCTAGCCTTTTTACGTTTATGAAAGGATTTCTTAAAATGGAAACAAAAACGTATTTAATTAAAACTAAGTTTGACTATTCAACAAAAGAACTTGTTCAGGTTGATGGTAATAATTTAACTATTGAATTCAAAATAATGGATAAGTACGCATTAATTGAAATAATAGGAAGATTAAAAGATCGAACCGTTGAAGAGTTTAAACATCAAATAATTTGTAATAAAAATCAGGTTATTCAAATGTTACCAAACGTTAATGATCAGGTTGAAAAGTTTGATCAGCGTATAAATGAAAATGTTGATCGTATACATTTTGATCAGGTTTTTAAAAATGATTATCAGCTTGGTTTGCATGGTCAATTAGATTTATTTGAAGAGGTGCAATAATATGGCTTATTATTTTAGTTGTAGGGAATGTGATACTACTAGTTTTTTTGATAACGGTAGTATTACTATATTAAATCCACTTGTTGACTATCATTTATTAAAAGAAATAAAAGGTGGTTATATTAATACAAACGAAAATGAAACCGTTATTTGTAAATCTTGCATATCTAAAAAGGTAAGGTTAAAAGGTAATTATATTATAATATGAAAGGAAAAGTTATGAATAGTGAAAAGATATATATTGCTCGTGTAGATAATTTTAAAAGCTATCGATCAGGTAAAGCAGTAGCTAACCAATTTAAAATAACTTTAGAAAATGGTGATCGAATATTTCAAAGTTATGATTCTGTTATTGCTTTGATTACCAAACAAGGTGATGTTTTACTAGATCAAAGGTGTTGGAATTATAGTAATACCACTTCAAGGTATAGGAAGCAGTTTTTAAACGAAACCACTATTGAAACAAAGCGTAAAATAGATAATAAAACTTATTTGTTAACTGATCTTAATAGTGATATGAATAAATATAGATAAATAAACTTTAAAGGTTACCTCCAAGTTAAAGCACTTTAGATTAGTTTCTAAGGTGCTTTTTCTTTTTATAGCCTGATATATCCTTAAATGATTGTTTTGTTTATGTATTCGCCTTAAATGGTGTTTGGTTTATTGCTCGCAATAGTGCAATCAAAAGTATACTTCAAGGGTTAGTTATACAATTAACTAATGACAAATGACAAAACGTGTACATGGTGCGTGTGCGTGCAAGTATTTCTTTTGATGTTGTCTAAGGTTTTAGTGCGTGGCTTGTCTGCCTTTGGTGTGTTCTTGGAGGTGTAGCTTGTATAGATAATTATATATATTTTCTGCCATGCACGCACGCAAGAGCCACTGGGGGTCCCCCCACATTTGCATGCAATGTCGATATATTTTTACTAGAATGAGTTACTTGTACAGGTAACGGTGCATCCCTTTGGGATAGCGTAGTGGGAAGGAGGGGGGTATAGTGTATTTCCCCGGAGGTTCTACTCCGATTGTATCCATCTAATGCTATTCTGTCAATAAAATAATTATTTTTCTTGACGTATTCGTGCTAAGTACCTATTATAAAAGTAACAAAGCATCAATTAAAGCACATGCAACCAAACATATCGTATAACAACAGTGTATTTGGCTTTATTTGTTTGATCCTTTGTACAATTTAAGGAATATAACTCATGTTTGAAGCATTTGTACTTGTCTGTTTGCTTGGAAAGCCAACATTAGACGAGAACTGTGAGCAACTCGCAGACACACGAGGTCCATACATGACTCTTGACCAGTGTTTAGCACGAGTATATGAGATAAAACAGGAATTACACCTGTATCGACCCAATATGGAAGCACGAGCATATCGTTGTGATGAATTTACTCCCCAAACAGAAAAGCAAAGAACGTGAAATAAGTCCACAACAGGAGCAATTTCTCGAAGTACTCTTTGAAAACGGTGGAAACGTAACCGATGCAGCCCTCAAAGCAGGATATGCAAGAGGATCGGTCACGTGGCTACGTACATCTCTAGCAGATGAGATCATAAGACGTACACAAAGCATACTATCTATGAACGCATTTAAGGCGGCTACACGTCTTGTAACCACAATAGATAACCCAGTACCTGAAAGAGGAGACGACCTACGCTTCAGGGCTGCAGAATCGCTATTAAACAGGGTTGGTCTGGGAAAACAGGAAACAACCAACGTAAATGTACAGGCAGTACACGGAATTGTACTACTTCCACCGAAAAAAGGGGTGACTATAGATGGGGATGTATAGTAAAGAACGACAAGTAAGAACAGTTGTAAACAAAACGACTGGTGAATCTAAGGTATTTAAAAGTTCTGGTGTCGATGCAAAAGGTCTACATTATTTTACTTCTTCAGATGGTGCTAAAATAAAAAAGTTTTTAACAGGAAACAACCCATCAGCAAAAACTGGACTACCTATAACTACAGATAGTAAAGGTAACATACTTGTAGCAAAACCAAAAAGCTTTGCGAGTGCTGCAGAACGTGAAGGTCCTATACAAAAAATACAACAACCAATGCTCATAAGTAGAGATGCAATTCGTAAAGACCTTAAAAAAAGATATTACAACTCACCAAAAAATAGAAATAACTGATTTATGGAAATTGAGTGGTGGCAAGCACTCTTAGTAACAATGGTATCGATTAACACAACAATCAACCTCATTGTGTTCTTTAGAGGTAGAAAAGTATTCAAAAAAGCAAATGACAGATAATGCACCCAAACGTGGTCGCCCAAAGAAAGACCCTAACGCACCCAAACAAAGATACAACTACTCACACGCAGTCAAGGCACGTAAACAAACACAACGTAGACTTACTGAAGCCAAGAAACGAGCAACAAAGGTAACGAGACAAGCAGAAAGCAAAAGACGTTACGCACGTAAGCTCGAAGAAAAGATAACCAAAGTAGATAAGGCACTGAACAGCAATGAAACTACCGTCATCGATAAACAAGATTTACAAGAGTTGCCAGACGTTGTTGAGCAACTGGTGGATGGGCGTGAAATTATTTTTCAGCCAAACGAAGGACCTCAAGAAGAATTTCTTTCCTCAAGCGAAAGAGATGTTCTGTACGGTGGCTCGGCAGGTGGGGGAAAAAGCTTTGCACTTCTCGCAGACCCTCTTCGGTATTGTCACAATAGCAACCACCGTGGGCTTCTTCTTAGGCGTACTCTGGATGAGCTAACAGAACTTATAGATAAATCACGACAACTGTATCCCAAAGCTTTCCCCGGTGCAAAGTTCCGGGAGTCAAAGTCAACATGGCACTTTCCATCAGGTGCAACAATATGGTTTACCTATCTTGACAAAGACAAAGACGTAACACGATTTCAGGGTCAGTCGTTTAACTGGATAGGCATAGATGAGATAACCCAATATCCCTCGCCTTACGTTTGGGATTATCTACGTTCACGACTTAGAGCAACTGATCCTGAACTACAAAAGCATCTGTACATGCGTTGTACAGCGAACCCCGGAGGAGTCGGAGGTTGGTGGGTCAAGAAGATGTATATCGATCCATCTCAACACAACTCGACTTTTCCTGCAATGGATATTGAAACAGGTAAACCTTTTGTGTGGCCGCAAGGACACGAAAAACAAGGTGAGCCACTCTTTTATCGTAGGTTCATACCTGCACGTTTGACTGACAATCCGTACTTGTTGGCTGACGGACAATACGAAGCGATGCTACGATCCCTGCCTGAAGTTGAACGTAAACGACTTCTTGAAGGTGACTGGGAAGTAACGGAAGGTGCAGCCTTTCCTGAATTTAGTAGAGGTAAACATGTGGTCCCAAATTTTGACCTTCCACCGAACTTCCCAAGAATACGTGCCGCTGACTATGGGTACGCAAGTCCTTCTTGTGTCCTGTGGGGTGCTATTGACTGGGATAACAATATATGGGTTTATCGTGAACTGTACGTAAAACAGTTGACAGCAGAGCAACTGGCTGATAGAATACTACAAGTAGAACAAGAAGATCCGACTCCCCACTATACAGTACTCGATTCATCGTGTTGGAACAAGACAGGCTTTGGTCCTTCCATAGCAGAGACAATGATGAGATGTGGAGTGCGTTGGATGCCATCGGACAGAAACCGACTTCAAGGAAAAATGGAAATACATCGTAGGCTTGCCGATGACCCTCGAACAAACGAACCTAGAATACGAATATTTCCGAACTGTGTCAACCTCATCAAACAACTATCAGGTATACCTCTTAGCAAAACAAATGCAGAAGATGTGGACACAAAGGCAGAAGATCACGCATACGATGCACTGCGATATATGTTAATGACAAGGATGACAGGATATGTGTCGATTCATAAAACGCTTGGTGGCATTAAGAGTCAGGTCTTTCAGATGCAAGACCAAACATTTGGATACTAGTAAATGGCAGAGATAACA